AGATGCAGATGTAACAATTGATGGTGGATATAATAATGATAATACCCCACAACTTTTTAAATCTAATAAAGAAAAAATGAAGATGCTGTATTCATTAGAAGACTGTCTAAAACCTTTTAGACCACGATCAGGAATTAACAAACCATTATATTTTAATAATAGATATTTTTCCAATTCTGGTGTTAATCTTGCACAAAGGCCAAGATATTATATGCCATCCCGCTATGATCAATTTAAATATTGGACATCATATAGAACTGAAGATAATACAGAATATGGAATTGCTAATCATATAATTAATGATAATTATTATATTGATGATGCTGTTCCATTTGTTGTATATAAAGAAAATGTGCCAGCCAATAGAGTAATTGTAAAAATGCAAACAAATGTTGGAGATATTGATTTAGGAACATTTAATAATGGATCAACAACATTTAGCGACCCTTTATATGGAGATGCTAATAAAACTACACCATCAAGATGGAAAGTACAATATTTAAAAAATGATAGTTGGATAGATCTATATTCATTCAATGAAAACTCATTAAGAGAAGACGGTACTCCAATCATCGGTTCTGATGGATATGTAGAGTTGCAATATGGACTAATAATTCCAGAAGAATATAAAGATATTTTTATTTTTGCAGAAAAACTATCATCTACCGCTCTTTTGCCAGAAACATCTATTAATGGATATGCATATCTAATTATTGAGAATGAAGGGGATAGAGGAACATTTTATATTTGGAGTTCATCAGATAATGAATATAACACTTTTATTCCTACATATGGATGGACAGTACAGTCAGAAAATATTACAAGCAAAACTGGATTTGTTACAGATTTAACATCACCTGATTATTTTAACGATACAACAAATGGTGGTATTGTATATAGAGAATTTGCATATATCCAGGGAATTAGACTTGTAGTAGAAACAATGAATAAGTTTGATTCTACTTTTGATTTAATTGAAATGTCTCCAAGACTTGTTGCCGATATATCTGAAAAAGTTATTGATTTTACAATTAGAAAATCTTTATCGGACTTAGGGAATACTGCTTTACCAGTTGGACAATTATTAGTGTCTACTGGATCACTTAATATGTTTGATGATGATTATGCATTTAACATTAACAATGAATCTAGTATTATTTCTAAATATGTTAGAAAAAATATTAAATTTAATTTTTATGAAAAAATTGTAAACGTAGAAGGCTACGACTATTTTGTTCCAATCAAAACTTTATATTCTGATGGATTTCCACAGGCCGATTTAAATGCTGGTAATTTAACTTTAGAGTTAAGAGACTTTTATTTTTTCCTTGAATCAATGCCAGCACCAAGAATACTAATTACACAAGTATCTCTTAGTTATGCTATTAGTATAATTCTTGATTATATTGGTTTTAGCAATTATATATTTTATAGAACAGCAGATGAAACAGATCCAATTATTCCTTATTTCTTTATTCCGCCTGATACTAATGTTGCCGAAATATTAAATCAGTTGGCTGTTTCAACACAAACAGCAATGTTTTTTGATGAATATAATAATTTTGTTGCAATGAGTAAAGACTATATTATGCCAACAGAGACTTTAAGAGAAACTGATATTATACTTTCTGGATCAAGCAGTCAGTCGGAAAGCGGAATCATAAAAAATCAAACGTCTGGAATATTGCCAAATATTTTATCTATTGCATCTCAAGACAAAAAAATATATAATGATGGAAAAATTAATTATACAACAAGATATATTCAAAGATCTGCAGGAACAATTAAACAAGCAAGCATGATTGACAAAGATAGAACATGGATATATAAACCTGTTTTGCTTTGGGAAGTTGCTGGTACAGATGCTACTAAAACAATTAATGAAATTGCTTCAAAACAATCTAGTTATGTTTTAGGAGCAATGCCTTTAAATTCAGATTTAATAGACTCTCCACCAACAGTTGTTAATAATTTAGTAACTAATAATACAATTGATTTTGGAGAAAACGTATATTGGCTAACAAGGTATAATGGATATTTTTATGCTAATGGTGAAGTTATTAAATATGATGCTGCAGAATTTAATATTACTGGTATTGGAAATGTATGGATATCTGATAATCAAGAATATCAGAATTATTTTCAATCATTACCATTTAATGGAAAAATTTACCCAACAGGATTAATTCGGATTGCATCTACGCCATATTATGAAACAGTTGACGGAATTACTAGATTAAAAAATGGTGCAGTAGAAAGCCATGGACGTGCACAATTTGGAACACCTATAACATATCATTCAGCAGGAATTAATAATTATTGGTCTAATAATGATTATGTACGTGGATGTAATATGCAAACACAATATTTATTTACAACTGAAATTGATCCAACAATTCCTTCAACAACAACAGGTGCAGCAGGAGTTGACAATGTTACAGCAAGACAAACAACACGAAATAGTATTATTAAAAACTTCATGTCATCTAATTATGCAACAGAAACAACAGTTAATAAATTAAAAACAACACAGTCTGGAACAATTCAATCCTCAGCATTAGTTATGAATGGTCCACAATTTACCACAACTCAAACACCAATTAATTTTGTTTCATATGTATATAAAAATTTAGATAACGCTTATAAAAACTTTGGCACACGAATGCGTGTTATTGGAAAAATTGAAAATACTTTAAATAGAACACAAACACCTATTGGAAGTACAACATATTACCAAATTACTGGTTCTACACCAGATCAAAATATTAATATTGGTGGCGGTTCTGGTGGTATGGCAGTTTTGCTTAATCCAGAAAATAATAATGGATATTATTTTGAAATTGTGGCATTAACAGAAGACAATATATCTTCATATTTAAAAACTAATAGTCAGGGACAATCTACTATTTCTTTAAATAATATTGTATTTTATAAAATTAAAAAAGATTCTAATAATTCTAATGCTATACCAGTTAAACTTTGGGGTGGCTTATCTAAAATTATTGTTGATGATGGAAGATTTACTGGTCAATATAGAATGGCTGGAGAAGAAAACCCAACGGTATATGATTTATCTATTGAATATCAGGATATTGGTAAAATACGCAGGTTCTATCTTTATATAAATAATAAATTAATTAAAGTAGTAGATGATGAAGATCCACTACCAGTTTATAACAATATGGCTCTTTTTGTAAGAGGATCTTCAAGATGCATGTTTGAAAATATTTATGCAATTTCAGAAAATTATTCTCAAAATACAACTTTTACAGTTGGAGAAACATTGTCAAATGCTTTTGGAGATAAACAGATTGATGTTAATGAATCATTTAGAAAATACGCAATGAGTGGAATTATAAAATCTACGTATCTTTCTGGATTAAGTTCACAACAACCACCAAAATATAATATGTATTTTGAAGAATTTGGTACTATTATGAGAGAATGTGCTTATTTTGATATTAAATATGATAGAGCATGGCCTGCTCTTTATGCACAACTTTCTCCAACATTTAATAGAATTAAAGGATATGTTACATCTGGATTTTATGCAGATTCTTATGGAGCAGAATTTTTAATATTTAATGCAACTGATACTGCTTTAAATCTGGATGAAACTAGTGGTAATTACTTAAGAATTCAAGGTATTACTTTTACTCAAGATACAACACACTCACTTAGCGTTGATGAATATTTCCAAAAAAGAGGAAACCTTTATGATGCATCTTTACAAGGAAATAACCAAGTTACATCTGCATTATTGGAACAAGAAAAATTTAATGAGATTAAACTAAGCAGAATGGCTTATGGAAAAAATGAATTTACCATTGAAACTCCATATATTCAAACTCAAGATGATGCTAATAAATTAATGGGATGGATTATTAATAAACTAATGACTCCAAAACGTGCTATTGGTATTAAAATTTTCCCTATACCCACTATTCAATTAGGTGATATTGTTACAATTAATTATAAAAATGAAGATGGTTTAGATCTAGTAACTCCAGATACATCTAGATATGTAGTCTATAATATAGAATATGTTAAAAAAGTTGGTGGACCTGAAATGACATTATATTTGAGTGAGGTATAAAATGGCTGTAATGGGAGATCGTGAGTATGGTGCATTTCTAGAAAAGGCTTCAACTGGAAATCAAATTGATACATCAAGGAGTACTGCAAAAGAAGCAGAGGCACTATCTGTTCCTGGAATTACAAAAGAATATATTCAGTCAAGAGGTGGGATAAACTCTCAAGGATATTATAATGATGTTCCAGCATATCAACAATTAACTGCAAACGAAAGAAAATCTGTAACTCTTGCAAATGGAACAATTAATACGGCAGCAATGCTTGCAATTTTAAATCAAAAAGAGGCAGAGTATAAACAGTCTAAAGGCTTAAAAGATTTTTCTCCAGGAATATCGTCAACAGATTCTGGATACTTGGTTGCAACACCACCATCTTCAACAATGCTTTCGGGAATAACTTTAGAAAATATTCAACCAGTTAAAACAGCACCAATAGATACAATTTTGTTTGATGATGATTCTTTGCCAATAGAAATAATGTCAGATCTTATTTTTGAAAATATTGGTGGACAAGAATTATTAAATATTGCACGAACAGATACAATTAATGGGCAAAAAATTATTTATCAGCCAATTAAAAATTTAACAACAATACAACAAAAATATAATCCAAATAATATTTTAAATATTGATAAAACATCAGATAAGCATTTTTCTGGATATGCGATTAAACTAGAAGAAAAAATACCTTCAGTAGGAAATGGCGTAAATGGAGAAAATGTTTATATTGATAGCGAGACTGGAGACTTGGTAATTGAGGTAATCAATATGTCAAGAGGAGAACAAGTAGAACTAGAAATTTCAATAAATGGTACAATATATGAGGCGGAAATTTAATGATAACTAATACTGGAAAATCAATTATAGGCAAATATTTGCTTGGACAGGCTCCAGCATATGCATCGTATATTGCTGTTGGTTGTGGACCAAAGCCATTAGTAACTGGCGATCCGTTGGGCACTTTTTCTAATAAGAAAAATTTAGACTTTGAAATGTTTAGAGTACCAATTTCTTCACGAGGCTTTGTTAATGAAGATGGGTTAGATAAAATTGTATTAACTGCTGAATTACCAACAGAAGAAAGATATGAAATTACTGAAGTTGGAATTTATTCAGCGGGATCAAACCCATCTGCTGGATCCTATGATAGTAAGACCATACTTGGATTTACTCAAAGTGAAAATTGGCAGTATCATTCAGTAAGTGCTACAGAGTCTATTTCAACCTACTTAAATGCACTAGATGCATCTCTTTATGATAATGTTATTGCAATAGAAGATCCAGTCTTTCAAACAAACTCAGATAATGTAATATTTTATAAATCACCTAGAGCAGCCAGATATGAAAGACCACGATTTTTAAATAATACTATTTTAATACAAGGCGATACCGCAGATTTAACTACAAGTGCTGGACATTTTGTCATTAATTCTGGATCAGAGCATATACATTTAACTGGAACAACAGTTGATTTAACAAAAAATGCTCCAACAGATGAATTAAGATTTGGTTTTTCATTAATTAATAAAGATGGTGAAGCAGTTGGTATTCCAGAAACTGTTAGGGTATTAATTGATTTTTCTTCTACAGATGAAACTTCTGGAGAATTTGCTAGATTTGAAGCAGAAATTAATGAAGGAATTGATGGCGTATCTTTTGTAGATAATAGATACTATGTTGTTTCAAAACAATTACAAGAGTTATATACAACTGCTAACTTTACTTGGAATACAGTTTCTGTAGTTAAAATTTATGTTTCTGTAATTGATGGAGGAACACCTTCAGACCAATATTATGTAGCCCTTGATGCTATGAGATTAGAAAATATAGCAACAACAAACCCATTATATGGTCTTGTTGGATATTCTGTTGTTCAAACAGGAGATGGTTCAACAATTGAAAAAAGGACTAATACAAGCAATTATATTGAATTTAGATTTTCTATTGGTGTTTCATAATGGCAGATGCAGGCATTAAAAAGATAAGAGTTCTGCAAAAAGATCTTCCAGCAATTAATGCAGATATTGAAGGATATTCATTTAGATATAGAGTTGTTTCTGATGATAGAAACAGATCGTCTCACTGGTCACCAATTATTACATTAAATACAGATTACACATATACGCCTGGATCAATTAGTTTTAATAAAAATGGTAGCATTGCACAGCAAGCATGGGACGCAGTTACTATTTCTAAAAATGGAAATTTAATTAGACAAGCACATGAATATGATATTTGGGTAAAGTGGGATAGAAACGATAATGGTGATTGGCTTTATAAGCAACGTATAGACGGAACTAGTATTTCTTTACCAATACCTTCTACTTATACAATTGGTGGCGTAATACAAGGATCAGAGCCAAATCGATTAACAACTGAGATTTATTTAAAAGGAGATCCAATTTCTAGAAACTCTTCTTTTTTATTAGTTTATACAGATGGTCCACATACCATCTAATGATATACTTTAATAGGAGGAAATAATGGCAAAAGTACCGCTACCAGAACGTGGACAACCACTAGATGTAACATATTTATATCAACTTGCTGATGCAGTTAATGATATTTCTACACAGGTTTCATCTGCTACATATAACTATACAACTATTGATACAGTTAGTGCAGGTAAACAAAATATTAAAACTTCAGAAGCAAGAGTTATTGGTGGATATATTGAAGTAGCCAACAATACTCCAATTACTGCAGCAACAGATAAAACATTTTCTTATGACTTTCCTAGTGATTTTAAATATCCTCCAATTGTTACTGCAACCCCAGTTAACTTTGGTAATACCGCTGCAGGTCAAGACGTTGTTGTTGTACTAAAAACTGTTACTACATCACGTATTGAAGGTGTTGTTAGGTTTGGAACTGGTGGAACAGCATCAGTATCAGTAAACCTAATTGTTGTTGGAATTCCAAACTAATAAGGAAATTAATGATATTTTGTAAACGATGTAAAAATCGTATGCTAGTAGATCGTCAATATACAACATCAGAACACATTGAAACATATTGTTTAGGGTGTGGTGCTCGAAAATTTTTTCATCCACCTAGCGAAAGCACGGAGGGGCAATGGCTACTTCAAAAAGAAAAACACAGAGCGAAATATACAATAACAAACCTATAGTTAAAGGTAGCCAAAAAATTTGGTTTTTTAATAATGATTTAGTTAGACTTCATCATAGTTCACGTTCTAGTGGTATTGTTTCTTTTTATAATATTAATAAAGAAAGAATGGAAACATGTCTGCGTTCTGATTTTAGAAAAAATAGACAACGTGCATATACTGTAGCAGAAACTGCACAACTTGTCAATAGACATAGAAAATATTTACCAAGATTAATTAAACAAGGAATAATTCCTGCACCAATTGGATCTAGTAAAGATGGAAAAACGGGATTTCAAATAAGAGCATATTATTCAGAATCACATGTAAGAGAGATACGTGATATACTGGCAACTATACATATTGGTCAGCCCAGAAAAGATGGACTCATAACAAATAATATGACTCCTACCAATCAAGAATTGACACGAAGAATGGGCGATGGTATACTGGTTTATACAAAGACAGAAGATGGAAGATTTATTCCTGTTTGGGAAGAATCTATTAATTAATATCCTTGGGAGGGGTAGAGACAATGGAACAAAACGAAAACACAAAAGTATCTGTAACACTTGGATACACGCTTAATTTAGGAAACTTTCAATCATTGCGATTAGATCTTGGGGTAATTGATTCTAAGCGTGATGGAGAAACAACAGACGTTGCAATGGAACGTGTATATAAGTTTGTTGAAGATACACTTACAACAAAAATTAATGAAGCAAAAGCAGAAATAGAAGCATAACATGGCTGAACGCAAAGACCGTATGGCTTTGCTTAGTAGGTATGCAAAACTGCATCTACAAAAATATGAAGCAAAAGCCAATCTTAATTTAAATACTGAGCAATGGGCTGCTGATGCATTGGTTGAATCATATGGTTTGCCAAATTGTTATGATTTGCTAGATCATTATTTTGATGTAAGCATTAATCCTAGTTGGACATATTTTGCCTATAATGCAGATAAAATACTAGATGCTAAAATTGAATTTGAAAAAGATATTAAAGAAAGAGCAGAACGAAGAGCATTAGGAAAGAAGTGGTTAAGTGAATAATACAGAAGCAAAATTACTTTCAGCAGTATTAGAGGACAAACAGGTACACGTATTATTACAAGCCAATGTTGAAAATCTTTTAAGAACACATAGCGATGTTTGGAATTTTATTCGTAACTATTCTGAACACAATGGTGTTGTTCCACCAACTTCATTAGTTGTAGAAAAGTTTAGAGATTTTGAACCAATCAAAGATGTTGGCGCAACAAAACATCATCTTGAAGAACTACAAGTAGAATATCTCAACGATAGTCTAAAAGATATTTTAAGGTCTGCTGCATCAGAAGTACAAGGTGGCAATGGTGGAGAAGCCCTTAATCATCTTATTACTAAAACAGCAGAACTTAAGAAAAATACTTCTGCTATTAGAGATATTGATGTTATAGATATTGATTCTGCCGTTGCCTTTTTTGAAAACTTGAAAAAGCAACAAGAAAATGGAAGCGTTGGAATCAAGACGGGCTTGCCAGGGTTTGACAATTATCTCCCATCTGGAATCACGGCTGGACAACTTGGTGTGTTTTTAGCATATCCAGGAATTGGTAAATCCTGGCTTGCCCTGTATTTTGCAGTACAAGCATGGAAGCAAGGTAAAACTCCATTAATTATTAGTCTTGAAATGTCAGAGACAGAAGTGCGTAATCGTGTTTTTGCAATTATGGGTGAAGGTCTTTGGTCACACAGAAAACTAAGTAATGGTGAAGTAGAAATTGATATGCTTAAAAAATGGCATTCAGATAAACTTGCTGGCAAAGCGCCATTTCATATTATTTCAAATGATAGTGGTGGAGAAGTTAATCCATCAGTTGTTCGTGGAAAAATTGATCAATATAAGCCAGATTTTGTTATTGTAGATTATCTTCAACTTATGAGCCCAAACCAAAAGTCAGATAATGAAACGGTACGAATGAAAAATCTTTCACGAGAACTTAAACTTATGGCTATTGGAGAAGAAGTTCCCATTATTGCTATTTCTTCCGCTACACCAGATGATGTAAGTAACCTAAATACTGTTCCTACTCTTGGTCAAACAGCATGGTCAAGACAGATTGCTTATGATGCTGACTGGGTTTTGGCACTTGGTCGTGCTGCCAATAGTGATATCATAGAGTGTGCATTTAGAAAAAATCGTAATGGATTTATGGGAGACTTTTTAGTACAAGCAGATTTTGATAGAGGATATTACAGATACAAGGATTATGAAGACAAAACCAACTGAGATATATACAGAAGAACAAATTAAAAGAGTTTTAACTGGGGCAGGAATAGATATTGAGGCAGTCTATGGGACTGACTATATAGTATTTTGTCCATATCATAATAACAATAGAACTCCTGCTGGAGAAGTTTCAAAACATCATGGTACATTTTTTTGTTTTGGCTGTCAAACAACTAAAAGTCTTGTTGAGTTTATTATGCATGTTTCAGATAGATCCTATTTTGAAGCAGTTAGATATATTAAAAGCAAAGAACAAGAAACTGATATTGAGGATGTGATTAATCAAGCATTATATGCAAAACCTGATTTTGTTCAATATGATGAATTATTAATTAAACGATTAAATAATCAAGCACTAGAATCTCCTAGAGCAATTACATATTTTCAAGGACGAAGAATTACTAAAGAATCAGTAAATAAATTTGCTTTAGGTTTTTCTGAAAAACAGGATATGGTAACAATCCCTATGCATACTCCAGATGGAATGTGTATTGGATTTGTTGCTAGGACAATTGAAGGCAAGGAGTTTAGAAACACTCCTGGACTTCCTAAGGGTAAAATTTTATTTAATCTTCATAGAGTTAAGGCATCAAGCACTGTTTATGTAGTTGAATCATCATTTGATGCTATTAGGCTTGACCAAGTAGGATTCCCTGCAGTTGCTACACTGGGGGCTAATGTTTCATCGTCACAAATGAAACTGTTAGAAAAATACTTCACCAATGTTGTACTTGTTGCAGACAATGATGAGGCAGGTAGTATAATGAAAGATAGACTAGTTGAAAAACTAGGTCAATTAGTAACAACAATAAATATAGATAAAAAATATAAAGACATTGGGGATATGGACGATGAAGCAATCAAACTATTAAAGTTTGAGTTTGACAATTCTATTATCTCTATGCTAAACTAAAAGAAAACAAGAGGAGAAAACTATGAGCGTAGTAAAGGGACTTAAAAACATCAATGCCCTGCTCGAAAAACCAAAAACAGAAAGCACAGGAGTAAAGGTTCGTTGGGTTAAACTAGCGGATGGTCAATCAGCAAAGATTCGTTTTATGAACGAACTTGATGTTGATTCAGCAAATTATAATGAAGAGCGTGGATTAGCAGTTGTTGTTTCTGAACATACTAATCCAAAAGATTACAAGCGCAAGGCTGCATGTACACAAGAATCAGAAGGTCGTTGCTTTGGTTGTGAGATGTCTCGTAAAGAGCCAAAGGCTGGATGGCGAGCACGTCTTCGTTTTTATACAAATGTTCTTATTGATGATGCAACAGAAGATCCATATATTGCTGTTTGGTCACAAGGTATCAGCAAGCAATCTGCTTTTAATACAATTCGTGAATACGCACTAGAGACTGGAAGCATTTCTAATCTTCAGTGGAAGTTGAAGCGTAATGGTCAAGGTACAGAAACAAACTATACCTTGATTCCTAGTTCACCAGATACTGAACCATTCTCATGGGGAAGTTTCGAGCCATTCAATCTTGATAAGGTTGTACGTGAAGTGCCATATCCAGAGCAGGAAGCATTCTACTTTGGTTTTGATACTCCATCTGTTACCTCAACAAACATTGACTGGTAATTAATGAACTACGTTGGCTTACATGTCCATACACACTATTCCTTGATGGATGGTGTCGCTACTCCAGAAGAATACGTTAACCGTGCAGTAGATCTTGGGATGCCTGCTTTGGCTATCACAGATCATGGTTCTTTATCTGGGCATCGTGAACTGTACCGCATTGCAAAAGCAAAGGGTATTAAGCCAATTCTTGGCGTAGAAGGCTATATGACTACAGATATGGCTGATAAGAGATCAAAAGCAGACCGCAATGATCCTCTTGATCTAAATTATCATCATATAGTTCTTCTTGCCAAGAATCAACAAGGTTTGGAAAATCTTAACAAGATCAATGAAATTGCTTGGACTGATGGATTTTTTAGCAAACCAAGATTTGATTTTGCAACACTAAAAAAATATAAAGAAGGAATCATTGTAACATCTGCCTGTTTGAGTGGATGGGTTGCAAAGGCTGTTGAACTAGGAGAATTAGCAACAGCAAAAAAATATATGCAATGGTTTAAAACAGAATTTGGGGATGACTACTATATTGAAGTAATGCCACATAACTCTGCAGAAGTTAATAAAGGTATTATTGAATTGGCTGATGCCATGAATATTAAAATAGTAGTCACTCCAGACTGTCATCATTCTGATTCAAGTCAAAAAGAAATTCAAGAATTAATGCTTATTTTAAATACACATGCCAAATTACAAAAAGATGTTACATATGAAAAGTCAAAAAAGAAAGAAGACTTTATGGAGCGTCTTGATTATTTATATGGCGCTGATAGAATGATGAGTTTTAATAAATTTGATATTCATTTGTTATCATATGAAGAAATGAAAACAGCAATGTCCAAACAGGGGATTGAACGTGAAGACATGTTTACCTCTACACTTGAAATTGCAAATAAGGTAGATGATTATGATATTAAAGAAGGACTTAACTTACTTCCAGTTCAATATAAAGATCCAGACAAAGAATTAAAAGAATTGGCTTGGCAAGGTCTTGAAGATAAAAAACTTACTTCGTCTTGGTTGGGTAATGATATTTATGAAAAAAGACTTGATGAAGAACTAGAAATTATTAATGAAAAAAAGTTTGGTCCATACTTTCTTGTAGTTAGAAATATGTTAAATTGGGCTAAAAAAGAAGGAATTATGGTTGGTCCTGGTCGTGGATCTTCTGCTGGATCTCTTTTATGTTATGTTCTTGGAATTACAGATATTGATCCAATTGAGCATGGACTTTTATTTTTCCGATTCATTAATCCAGAACGTAATGACTTTCCCGATATTGATTCAGATATTCAAGATTCAAGACGAGACGAAGTTAAAGATTATTTAGTAAGACAATATAGACATGTTGCATCTATTGCTACATTCTTACAATTTAAAGACAAGGGTGTTGTGCGAGACGTTGCTCGTGCATTAAATATTCCATTAACAGATGTTAACAAAGTGTTAAAATTAGTTGATACTTGGGATGAATACTGTTCTTCCAAGTCAACACAGTGGTTTAGAGATAAGTATCCAGAGGTAGAAATATATGGCGATCAACTCCGTGGACGTATTAGAGGTACTGGTATTCATGCTGCAGGCGTTGTTACTAGTAAAGATCCAATTTTCCGTTTTGCCCCAATGGAAACACGCTCTGTTACTGGTAGCGATGAGCGCATTCCTGTTGTTGCGGTAGATATGGAAGAGGCCGAAAAGATTGGCCTAATTAAAATTGATGCACTTGGTTTAAAAACTTTAAGTGTTCTTAAAGATACTTTGGATATGATTGAAGAACGAGATAAGAAAAAAATCAATCTTTTAGAAATTGATATGGATGATAAAAATGTTTATCAAATGCTTTCTGATGGATATACAAAAGGAGTCTTTCAGTGTGAAGCAGCACCATATACAAATCTTTTAATTAAGATGGGTGTAAAAAATTTATCTGAACTTGCTGCATCTAATGCTTTAGTTCGTCCAGGTGCTATGAATACCATTGGTAAAGACTATATTGCTAGAAAACATGGTAGACAGAATATTGACTATATTCACACTACTATGAAAGAGTTTACATCAGATACATATGGATGCATTCTTTATCAGGAACAAGTTATGCAGGCCTGTGTGTATCTTGGTGGTATGACTATGGCAGAAGCAGATAAAGTTCGTAAGATTATTGGAAAGAAGAAAGATGCAAAAGAATTCAATGTTTTTCAAGATCGGTTTGTGGCTGGGGCGAGTAAGTTCATCTCTCCTAATCAGGCTTTGGACCTTTGGCACGACTTTGAAGCACACGCAGGATACTCGTTCAATAAAAGCCATGCGGTTGCTTACTCTACTCTCTCGTATTGGACGGCGTGGTTAAAATATCACTACCCTCTAGAATTTATGTTTGCATTATTAAAAAATGAAAAGGATAAAGATGCAAGAACTGAATATCTTATTGAAGCAAAAAGAATGGGGATTAGCGTTAAACTACCTCACATTAACGATTCGGATATGGATTTTAAAATTGAGGGTAAAGGTATTCGGTTTGGTCTCAGTGCTATCAAGTTCATATCTGACAAAATTGCAGAAAGATATATTTCAGCACGACCATTCCGTTCGTTTAAAGAAGTTGAAGAATTCACATTTACAAAAGGTAATGGAGTAAATAGTCGAGCATTGCAGGCTATGAATGCTGTTGGAGCATTAACATTTAATGATAATCCAGCGAACCCTGAAAAGGTAAAAGAAAACTTATATGAATATTTAAACCTACCCGAATTTAATACTTCAATTCCACAACACTATTATGCATATATTAATGATGTTGAAGAATATGAAGAAAAGGGTGCTTTTGTTTTAATGGGTATGATAAAATCTATTAAGAGAAGTAAGGGTTGGTCAAGAGTAGAATTACTAGATAAAACAGGAAGTGTAGGTATTTTTGATGAAGAACAGACCACGATTGAAGCAGGCAGGACTTATATCGTTTTGGTTAACGATAATAGGATTGTTTCTGCGGTACCTGCTGATGAAGTTAAAGAATCAAAAAACTCTTTAATTAAATTTTTAAATTATAGAATGCTTCCATATAAAGATGGAGAACATTTTGTAGTCTCTTTTAAGCCAAGGGTTACAAAAGCAGGCAAAAAAATGGCATCTTTGACAGTAGCAGATGCATCAAGAGGATTACATGCTATAACAGTATTTCCCACAGCATTTCCAAAAGCATATATGAATATTCAAGAAGGTAATGTTTATTCATTTAGTTTTGGCAAAACAAAAGACGGAACAGTAATTATGGAGGATGTAGTAAATGTTTGATCAACTATCAATGAAAATTCATGACACCGCACAAGCAAAAAGATTTTGGCCTGAACCAAGCGAGGTTAATGATATTTTTATTGCTAAACAGTGTATGATGATTGTTTCTGAAGTAACAGAAGTAATGGAAGCAGTTAGAAAATCAAAAGGTAGTGAAGAGGTTACAAAAGAAATTGCAGATATATTAATTAGAACATTAGACTTATATCAAGGAATGTATGCTCACGGATATGTTGATCATTCACTTGATGAAATGTTTGAAGAAAAAACAGAATACAACAAAACTAGACCAGAGAAACATGGAGTAAGATTTTAATGACATTAACCACAGAAGAAGTTTTAGCACAGTTAGATCCTAAACTACGTAAACGTTTAGGAACAGGAGAAGGCATAACCTTTGAATATCAGCCTACACCTAGTTATGGCTTAAATCGTGCTCTAGGGGGTGGTTTGCCGTATGGTAGACAGGTTCTTATCTGGGGTAGCAAGTCAAGTGCTAAATCATCTATGTGTTTGCAAATGATTGCATTGGCACAAAAAGAAGGAAAAACTTGTGCTTGGATTGACTCAGAAATGTCATATTCAGAAGATTGGGCTAAGCAACTTGGGGTAGATCCAAGTAAACTTATTTATTCTCAAGCAAGAACAATTAGTGATATGGTAGATGTTGGTGTTGGACTAATGAATGCTGGAGTAGATCTTATTGTTGTTGACTCAATTACTTCTATGCTTCCCGCTATTTATTTTGAAAAAGATACAGATGAAATGAAGGCACTTGAAAATACTAAACAAATTGGTGCAGAGTCTCGTGACTTTAGTAATGCATGGAAAATGCTTAATTATGCAAATAACAAAGTTAAGCCTACTCTATTAGTTCTTATTTCACAATCTAGAAATAATATTAGTGCTATGTATACAAGTCAACAACCATCAGGTGGACAGGCAACAAAATTTTATTCATCTTGCGTTATTAAATTATTTTCTTCTGAATCAGATAATCAAGCAATTAAAGGAAAAATACATGTTGGTGACAAACTTATTGAAGAAAAAATTGGTAGAAAAATTAGATGGGAACTCCAGTTTTCTAAGACTTCTCCTGGTTTTCAGTCTGGTGAATATGATTTTTATTTTAGAGGTGACAATGTTGGTCTTGACTCTATCGGCGATCTTGCTGATACTGCTGAGTCGTTGGGTTTAGTTAATAGAACTGGAGCATGGTATCAACTTGATGACGGTACTAAAGTACAGGGTCGTGATGGTTTTATTAATAGACTTAAAGAAGATTTAACTTTACAAGAAGATCTAAAGAATAAACTTAAGAATGTCTAAAGATTTTTCAGTTTATCCAGGAAAGTTTCCTTGTAAGGAATGTCAAGAAGAAGTAAAATCTTTAAGATTATGGATAGCAAGTGGAGAGGCAACATGGATGTGTTCTAAAAAACATATTTCTAAAGTTGGGTTAATTCCACATAAAAAGAAAAAGAAAGATTTTATTAATGACTGAAAAAAGCGAGTCTAAAAGAATTGGTGCTAAACAGCATAAGAATTCTGGTAGAAATAATACAAAGGGAGATGCCTCCTGGAAAAATTTTGTAATTGACTTTAAAGAAGTAGGAAAGTCTTTTACTTTAAATAAAGATGTGTGGGCAAAAGCAGTAACTGATGCTCTTAAAAAAAATGCAGATCCAGCAATAGTGGTTATAATTGGTGAAGCAAATACAAAAACAAGACTTGCTATAATTGAAATGGATATGTTAGAACAATTAACAGAGGGGTATAAAAATGAGTGACGCTAGTCCACAAAAAACAACACTAGAAATGGTTAATGGATTATCTGAAATTGCAGAATTTATGGAAGATGAAGAATTAACTGTAGCATTAACAATGATTGCTAAGTTAATTTTAAAACCAGATGTACCAATTCAAGTTGCTACTCTTGAAATTGTTAGATTACAGGCAATTGCTGCTAAACTTTCATTAAAGGCTACATGGATGGCAAATGTTGATAAAGCAAATAGAGCAAAGAAAAATATATATTACACAGCAGCAGAAGCAGTAAATGATTTAGTTTCGGCATTGAAATACATAACACGCTGATTCCTGATATACTTATATAAAAGAGAGAAGATATGACACGTAACTTATTAAAGCAGGTAATGGTTAAGGCATCAGAAGAAAAACATAATGGCGATGTTACTTATACAGATGGTCTTATTAAAGCAATTGAAAATGGATATACTGCAAAAATTAAACCTAAGTTTACCAAAAAGCAATATTTTTCTCCATCTACATTAACTTGGGGTGCTGGAGAATGTGCAAGATTTTGGTATTTAGCATTTGATGGGGCAGTCTTTCATGATGATGCTGATGCTTATGGTGTTGCCAATAGAACAAGTGGAACATTAAGTCATGATCGCATTCAAGATGCCATGATAAACGCAGGCATTCTTGATGAAACAATGGAACTTGAAACAGAACGTAAATATGGAAAACAAAAACATCCAGCATTAGAATTTTCTGTTAAATATGATGATCCACCAATTTTTGGTTATGGCGATGTTATGCTCAATTATAATGGTCAATCAATTCTTGGTGAAATTAAAACAATGCCAAATGATGGTTTTGAATTTAGAAAAATAAGCAGAAAACCTAAAAATGGTCATTTAATGCAACTACTTATGTATATGAAAATTCTTAAAAAAGATAAGGGTGTATTAATTTATGAAAATAAAAATAATCATGAATTACTTACATTACCAGTAGAAGTTAATGATGCTTATATTGGTTGGATTGATTATGCATTTAACTGGATGCGAGAAGTTCGAAAAGCATGGGTAGATAGAACTCTTCCAGTAAAAACATATAGATCAAACTCAAAAATATGTAAAGGTTGTCCAATTCAAAAGGCTTGTGCAGAGGCAGAAGCAGGGGTAATTAAAATCAAACCCTTGGAGGAATTGAGTGAAACTTTGTGAGAGATGCGATAAGCACTTTAAACCAAAAGTAACTTATCAGATATACTGCAGTGAAGAATGTAGAGAAATATCTACAAAAGAAAAGATTGCAGAAAGATATCAAATTACTCGCAGACAAAAGCGCAAAGGTAAAATTAGACTATGTCTTAGTGGATGTGGTGAAAAATTATCTATTTATAATGATTCTGGATTTTGTCCTAATTGTAATGTAAATGCAAAGCAGGTTGCAAAAATGTTAAAACAAATTAAGGGATTTGTGGAATATGAACAAGATTAAGAAAGTTTGTTCCGTTGATGCAAGTACAAATAGTATTGCTTTTGCAGTTTTTTATGATAAAAATCTTGAGTATTTTGGTAAATTAAATTTTACTGGTAAAACCACATATGAAAAAATTGGTGATGCTTATGCAAAAACTAGAGCATTATTTGATTTATATGAAATAGATTCTGTTGTTATTGAACATACAGTATTTATGAATAGTCCACGTACTGCAGCAGATCTTGCACTTATACAAGGTGGAATACTTGCTGCATTTTGGGAATGTGGTACAAAAGAAATAGCATCAGTTTCTCCTATTACTTGGCAAAGTTATATAGGAAATAAGAAGTTAACCAAAGAAGAAAAATTATTAATTAAATCAAACAATCCAGATAAATCTATCTCTTGGCTTAAATCTTATGAACGTAATATTAGAAAAGAAAGAACTATTAAATATATTAATATGAATTATGATAAAACAATTACTGATAATGATGTTGCAGATGCCTGTGGTATTGGTCATTGGGCAATTAATAATTGGGAAAAATTGACAAGGTAGTATATGGCTAGTAAACTATATACAAGTGAAGTTTATATGAGAAAGCGTTATATAATGGATAAAAAATCTCCAGAAGATATTGCTAAAGAGTGTGGTGTTAGTGTAGAAACAATTTATGTATATCTTGCTAAGTTTGGATTAAGAAAATCAAAACGATGATTCCTAAAATTATTTGGCAAACATATAAAGACCCATTTGATCAACTTCCACAATATGCAAAAGATGCTGCTCAAACATGGAAAGATTTAAATCCAGAATATAAATATATATATATGGATGATAACGATATTAGAATTTTTATTGAAAAACAATTTGGACAAGAATGGTTGGATATTTTTGATAATTGTCCAATAGGTGTAATGCGTAGTGATATATGGAGATATCTAGTTGTGTATACTTATGGTGGAATATATTGTGATTTAGATACTATATGTCAAAAACCAATAAATGAGTGGATACCCAAAAAATATAGTGTTGTAATATCAAAAGATGATGATGGTATTAATTACAATCAACTAACATTTGCATCAGTGCCACAACATAAACTATTAAATGCTGTTATTGAGAAAGTAAAAAAAGAATTTTTAAATATTAAATATACAGACCAAGCATTTGTAGATAAAATGACTGGAGTAAAAGTTTGGACAAAAGCAATTAATGAATATTTTTCAAACAATACAATAGATGATATTTTTTGTTATTCACAAGAATCTATTGTATTTTTAGAAGATAGAGTTGTCTCTTATTTTAATGAAGGATTTAGACATCTTACTGCAAGTATTAATTGGAATGATGGCAAATATATTCAATGGCAAAAAGAAGAACTAAAGTATATAAGGGAGAAAAATGCTTAAACCAATTTGGAAAGATGCAAAAGAATTTAGATGTCAAGACCTTTATCTTCACTCTGTTGGTGCTCCATCTGGACCAGCAATTTGGGCTACCTGTCATGAAATAGCACATATGCTTATTGAAAAAAATATTGCCTATGGAGATTCTGCTCTAGATCCTGTAAGAATTTTTAGTAAAGCAGATCCAGTTGAGCAACTTAGGGTTAGAATTGATGATAAATTAAGTCGTTTAATGAAGGGTACAGAGTATGTTGGAGATAATGATATTGATGATTTAATAGGTTATCTGGTATTATTGAAGATAGCAAAGGAAAATAATGACAACGGAAAATGAATTAATTCAACACCTTGATCAAGTCAACAAGGTTGTAGAAGAATACCTAAAAGGTAATGATCCAACAAAAATTTCTAAAGAGTTGTCTATTCCTAGAACACAAGTTGTTTCATTAATTAATGAGTGGAAAGTTATGGCATCTGCTAACGATGCAATACGTGCTCGTGCAAAAGAAGCACTTGCTGCTGCAGATGCACATTATGGGAAATTAATTAGCAAATCATATGAAGTAATCGATGAAGCATCAATGACTAATAATCTTAGTGCAAAAACTGCAGCAATTAAATTAGTCATGGATATTGAATCTAAAAGAATTGATATGCTTCAAAAAGCAGGATTACTAGAAAATAAAGAACTTGCAGAAGAAATGGTAGAAATTGAACGCAGACAAGAAGTTCTTGTTGGAATTCTTAGAGATATAGCATCTTCTCATCCAGAAGTAAGAAATTTAATTATGGAACGTCTTTCTGCAATTGCTAAAGAAGGCGAAGTGATTACAGTTGTCCACGATGTTCAATGATTTTTTTGAAGTACTAAAAGAAAATCATTTTAATGAAACTCCTGTTAATGCTAAAACATTTGTTGAGTCTCCAGATTATTTAGGTCAACCACCATTATCTGATATTCAATATGATATTGTAGAAGCAATGAGTCAAATTTATCGTAAAGAAGATTTGATGGAAATTATGGGTGAATCGGAGGGTGCAACATATTTTTCAAAATATACAAAAAATGAAATTATTCTGCAACTTGGCAAAGGATCTGGAAAAGATTTTGTTTCTACTGTAGCATGTGCATACGTAGTATATAAACTATTATGTTTAAAAGAACCAGCATCATACTATGGTAAACCTGCTGGAGATGCTATAGATATTATTAACGTTGCTATTAACGCACAACAAGCGAAGAATGTTTTCTTTAAAGGATTTAAAACAAAAATTGAAAAATCTCCTTGGTTTGCTGGAAAATATAATCCAAAAGCAGATTCAATTGAATTTGATAAAGCAATTACTGTTTATTCTGGACATTCTGAAAGAGAATCACATGAAGGTTTGAACTTATTTCTTGCAGTGCTTGATGAAATTTCTGGTTTTGCTACAGAGGTTGGCACTGGCAATGAACAAGGAAAAACTGCTGATAACATTTATAAAGCATTTCGTGGCACCGTAGATTCTCGTTTTCCTGATCTTGGTAAAGTGGTTCTTCTTTCATTTCCTCGTTATCAAGGTGATTTTATTTCACAACGTTATGATTCAGTAATTGCTGAAAAAGAAACGGTAGAGCGTAGATATAAATTTATTATTAATGACGAATTACCATTAGGACCAGATAATGAATTTGAAATTACATGGGAAGAAGATCATATCCTTTCATATAAAATTCCAAAAGTATTAGCATTAAAACGTCCAACATGGGAAGTAAACCCAACAAGAAAAATTGATGATTTTAAAATTGCATTTCTTACTGATATGGGAGATGCCATGATGCGTTTTCTATGTACCCCTACATATTCATCCGATGCATTTTTTAAACAAAGAGATAAACTTGAAAAATGTATGACATTAAGAAATCCAGTAGATGCTTTTAGAAGATTTGATGAATCATTTAAACCAGATCCTGATAAACTATATTATGTTCATGCTGACCTTGCACAAAAACACGATAAATGTGCTGTAGCAATTGCACATGTAGATAAATGGGTTAATATTCAGGTAATTAAAGATTATGAACAAGTTGCTCCAGTTGTAATTGTAGATGCAGTTGCTTGGTGGGAACCAAAAACAGAAGGACCAGTTAATCTATCTGAAGTGAAACTATGGATTCAAAATTTAAGGCGTCAAGGATTTAATATAGGATTAGTAACCTTTGACCGTTGGCAATCATTTGATATTCAACAAGAATTAAAGGCAGTAGGAATGAGAACTGATACTGTTTCTGTTGGAAAAAAACATTATGAAGATCTAGCAATGATGATTTATGAAGAACGTATTGCCATTCCATTAATCTCACTATTGCTGGATGAAATGGCAGAATTAAAAATTATGAATAATAACAAGGTCGATCACCCTAGAAAAAAATCTAAAGACCTTGCAGATGCTGTATGTGGTGCTGTATTTAATGCAATATCTCATACACCAAAAGATATGAATAATGAAATAGAAATTCATACTTGGTCATCATCAAGGTCACTTGACGAAGAAGACGAAGATATGCTAAAATTAGATACAAGGCCAGTTCCTGATAATGTAAGGGATTACCTTGATAAGTTCAATCTAATATAATAACTAACAAGGAGAAAGATGAATTCATTTAAAAAGGTCGCCTTGATTATGGCTGCAGCCGTATCAAGCACATTTTTGGTTGCAATTCCGCAGGCTTCTGCAGCAGTTTCGAACGGATACGTATTATCTGGTTCACTGTCTGCTGGTGCTCGTGGTGTAACCGTACTAACGGATACTACAAAGGCTGAGGCTGGAGTGAATGCTATTGCTGTTCTTACAACATCAGACACACTCGCTGCAACTGCTGGAGATAATGTATCTCTTGAAATTTCTGGACCAGCAACTTTTACTGATTTTACAGCAGCAGGTTCTAATCCAGCAACTACTACTCTAACTAACTTGGGTAAGACTTTTACATTTACAGCAACAACATCATCAGATGTTGGTTTGCCAACAAATATTAAGGCTACTATTAATGGTGAGGGTACAGTTACAATTACTCAAAAGAAAAAGGTAGGAGCAACAACTTCTACTATTGACATTAAGACCATTTATGCAGGAACAACTGCTAAGACAGATATTCTTTCTGTTGCAAATTCATTTGTTCGTGTACAAGATACATCAACTGCAGGAACTCTTGCTTCAAATGTAGATATTACTGGATCAACAACTGTTGTTAATGATGGAACAGGTTATGTAAATGTTCTTACAAAAGATGCTTATGAAGCAACACTTTCAACAAATGGTGTTTTGCAAGCAACAGCAACAAATGGTGCAGTAGTTGCTTGGGATGGAACACCTTCAACACAAGTTTCATTTGCAGCAAAGACTGGTGTTGGTGGAGTACTTTATGTTAAGCAGGGAACTGCTAATTCAGATAAACCAGTAAATACTGTAATTACAGTTTCATTTAATGGTGTAGTGCTTGCAACAAAGAGCATTACATTTACAGGTCGTGCAGCATCTATTTCAGTAACTGGAGAAGACATTGCACTTGCTGGTGGAGCACGTACAGGCACTTTTGACTTTGTAGTCAAGGATGCTGCTGGAAATCAACTTGCTGGAGTCACCCCAGTTGCTGATACAACAAAGTATACTTCACAAGTAACTTCAGTTTCTATTGCTGGAGCATCATCTGCAACAGTAGTTCAAACTGGTGGATGGACATGTGCTTCAACATCTGGATCATCTATTATCCGCATTAAGCATGTTCTTTCAGATCTAACTACAATTTACTCAAATGAGTTTGTTGCAGCATGTGGTCTTGGAGTGAATAAATATAAGATTTCTCTTGATAAGAATTCTTATGTTCCAGGAGAAATTGCTACACTAACAATTTCTGCTACAGATATTAATGGTGCAAAGGTTGCAGATTCATCTACAATAGGAAGTGGCGTTGCTATTTCTGGTGGTGGATTAACAGCAGTTGCTGCTGCTACATCTGCAGACACATTTGCTAATGGATCAAAGACATATAAGTTTACTGTTAATAATGTTAATGGAAACTATAATATGGTTGTAGATCTACCAGCATATGCATCAACTGATTCAGCAAAAACTATTTCATATAGCATTGCTGACGGTGCGGTAACTAATGCTCAGGTTCTTAGCGCAATCGTTGCTTTGATTGCACAAATTACTAAGCAAATTGCAGCACTTCAAAAGGCACTTCTAAAGAAGTAATCTTTAAATGAATGGGGGATGGGATAAAACCTGTCCCCCATTTTTATAGATGGGGTGGACATGAAAGTTTTACTAACTGGTGGTGGTGGCTTTATGGGTCATCATACTCTGTTGTATTTGTTAAAAAATACAGATTGGGAATTTGTTTTAACAGATTCTTTTAATCATGTTGGTATATCTGCTAGATTAAGAGCAGTATTTAATGAAGTTCCAGAACATAGAAATCGTGTTAAAATAATTACACATGATCTTGCCACACCAATTGATAAAATAACAAGATCTGAATTTGGTGATATTAATATAATTATTAATACAGCATCGCTTGCAAATGTAGATGATTCAATTAAAGAACCTATTCCATTTGTTCAAAATAATATTAATCTTGCATTAAATATGTTTGAATATGCTAAAACTTTAGATAATTTAAAAACATTTATACAGGTTTCTACAGATGAGGTATTTGGTGACGGTACAAATCATTCAGAATGGGACTCGTTAGTACCATCTAATCCATACTCTGCATCAAAGGCTAGTCAAGAAGCAATAGCCCAAGCATACTGGAGGACTTATGATCTTCCAATTATTATTACAAATACCACAAATATGTTTGGAGAAAGACAAGATTCAAAAGCATTTATTCCACGAGCCATTGAATATATTAATAATGATAAAGTCTTGCCAATACATTCCAAAATAATTAATAATGAAGTAAAAATAAGTAGTAGATATTATTTGTATACACAAAACCAGGTTGATGCAATTAAATTTTTAATAGAAAGGTTTAATAATTTACCACACAGATTTTCAGATGGTTTAAATAAAATTGAAAAGTTTAATGTTGCTGGAGATATTGAAATGTATAATGATCAAGTTGCTTTTGAAATTGGCAAGATAATTGGTAAACCAGTTAATATTAAATATATTGATCCGACAGAACACAGACCTGGACTTGATTTAAAATATGGTCTTAATGGAAATAAATTACAATCATTGGGTTGGTTACAACCATTTTCTTTTAATGAAGCATTAGAAAAAACAGTTAAATGGAGTTTAAGTAATCCAATGTGGTTATAAATCTTTAATTAATTAATTATATGATATAATTCATTATATAATTAAACATTGGAGACAGCCCCTAAATTGAATAACCTAAAGCGTAAATTATTAATAGGCTTTGGGGTAGGGCTATGTATAACAGTTTTTAGTATTATGGCACCAGATCGTGCTCATGCCGTTGATGAGGTTGTTCAAGTTATTGTAAGTCCCGCTCAGCAAGCAGTTAACACAGCACTTGGAACAGCCACTACAGAAGTTCAGCAGGCTATAGATGCCACTGCAAATTCTGCTACAGAAATTTCACAAGCACAAACAGAATTATCTCAGGCACAATCAGCGGTATCTCAAATAACGCCTGCAATTTCTGTAGCGCAAACAAGTGTAAATAATGTTCAAAATGCTATTAATACAATTAATGCTATTGATTTAACAGTAAATGCAGTAGATCAAAGTTCTACAATTATTCAAGATGCTAAAACAACTATAACAACTGCTCAAACTGCAATTAATAATATTAATACAACCACAGCACAGACAGAAATTTCTCAAACAATTACAGCAAGATCAGAAGCAGTTACAGCACAAGCAACGGCACAAACAGAACTTACTCAAGCCAATATAGCAATTGATAATGCTCAAAATGCGGTAAATGCATTACAAGCAACAATTGGAACAAGCACAAATGTTTTGGCTGGAGTAGATGATGCTGGAATTCGAATGAATCTTCCATTTGGTTTACAGATGGGTGGAACTTTATATAATAATGTTTATGTTGGTTCAAATGCCACAATTACATTTGGTGTAGATGAAGGTTGGGTTTATTATACAACTCCAAATGCCCCATCAATTTCTATTGCTGGATGGGACTGGACTACATGGAGTACTGGAACTGGAATTACATATGCAACAACAGGTTCTTCATTAGATATTGCTTGGGATGTTCGTCCTTATCCACAACAAGATGCTTCTACTCAAATGGTTCAGATTAGATTTAATGCTGATGTCAATCCAGTAGATGGTGCTTGGATGGCAAATGTAACTGCTACTGGTCCAATTCCAAATGGTGCTAGATTTAATTATAGACAAACAACTAATGGCGCAATTACACCTATTTTAGATACAAATTCTGGATCTGGTTTTGCTGGACAAATAAGTCAGGGAAATTCTTTTACACCATTAGTTGATCCAAATACATCAGCAGTACAGGCAGCAGTAGATGCAGCAAATGCAACAATTACACAACTTAATCAAAGTCTTTCTCCAGTTGTTGCACAAAATACATTAAATACTGCTGCAATAAATGCTATTAATACAACATCATTAACCAATACAATTAATTCTGCTATATCAACAAAAACATCTTTACAAACATCACTAAATACAAAAGCCACTACATTAATTAATGCTATTAATAATAATATTCCAACTCCTGCTCCAATTCTTGCAGAGCCAATTATCGAAGGAACAACAGTTACAATTACACCAGAATTACCAGAAGGATATACAGCAAATACATGGTTTTATCAGGTTGTTTCAAATGATCCAACAGCAGCAAACCCCTATGCTGGACAAACATTAAATACAGATGGTGCTCCAAGTTCTATTCAATTAACTGGTTTGACAGAAGGTGCAACATATACTATTAGAGTTGCTAATTGGTCTGGACCTGTAAGTAATTATACAGAGACTGTTATTTCTATACCTGCCACACAAAGTGCAAATTTAAGTGGTGGGAGAATCTCAGAGCCACCTGCTGAGCAACCACCAGCAGAACAACCTCCTGCAGAAGAACCTCCAGCCGAGCAGCCACCTGCAGAAGAACCACCTGCAGAAGAACCACCTGCAGAAGAGCCACCTACGCCAGTTGAAAAGCCTCCAGCACCAGTAGAAGAGCCACCATTAACAGTAGAAGAGGTTATTGTTGTAGTAGAAAATCTTATTGCTGATGGAAATTTGACTGCAGCAGATGCTGAAGCGGTATTAAATGCTTTAATGGCAGATGGAGAAATAACATCTTCTGAAGTAAATAATTTATCTGATGCATTAACAGCAGATGGAACATTTACGCTTGCAGAAAAAGCATTAGTTGCAGATGCTCTTATTGCAGCAGCAGACGGAGAACCAGTAACTGCAGCAAATATAGCAGCAGCAGGACTTGAATATCGTGATCTTCCTCCACAAATTCCAGTGGAAGTTAGAACTGATTTAAATGGTAATCCTGTAGTTATTACTGCAGAAGTTGCATCAGCACTTACAACATTAGAATCTCCTGCTGCATTAGTAGCAGCAATTGCTGGATGCTTTAATCCAGATGAGGCTATTGAAGGTTTAACAGAAGAACAAAAATGTGAGGTATTCTTAGCACTAGCAAGTATTGGTGCTGATATGTCTCCACAAGAAAGACAAAAGGCTAAAGAAGTCCTTGTAGCAGCAGTGCTAGTTGGACAGGTTATAGTCGGTAGTGCAATGATAAGGAGAAGATAATGAACTGGTTAAAGAAAAGAATCATGGCGATTCTAAGTGAAAACTTTACATTTCTAGGCTTCTTTGTAGCGT